CCTTGTAGGGCACAGGCTGCGAGCATGCCTGCGATGATGAAGAAGAAGCCCACGAGGCCGGTGATCCAGCCTGCGGTGCGACGACGGGGTGCTATGGTGGTCATGATTAGATCTCCTCGGGTTCCGGCCTGCGGATGATCTTCAGCGCGGTGCTGATGTAGTGCAGGTCGTTACCCATTTTGGTCTGAACACCCAGCCTGAGCAACTGTGAGTCTTCTTCAGGCGGGGCGAGGTTCATAATGAAGTCGCTCCAACCGTGGAGAGCCGTACTGCCCAGGATCATCTCCTGGATGCTCTCACCCTTCTCGAAGACACGCTTGCGAGTGTGGTGGATGAACATGATCGCACACCCAGTCTCCTTGGCGATGATCTTGAGGTCCTTGAGGATGGCATACATGTCGGTGCTGCTGCTGACCTCTGCCTTGCCGATGGACATGGACAGGGTGTCCAGGATGACGATCTTGAGCCCGTATGCCTCGATGGTCTCGTAGAGCCGCTGCTTGTCGTCCCCGTTGGACAGGTCGATGGGGTCGAACCGTGTCAGGAGCGGAAGCTCGACAGGAGGCTCCCAGACGAACTTGCCGCCGACCTGCTTGATGTGGCCATCCCAGTGATACTTGTGGCGAGCGGGCGAGTGGTTGATGCCTGCGTCGAGACGGGTAGAGAACAGGTACTCGCCGTCCTCGAGGCTGAAGAAGCCGACAGGCTGGGGCTTGTCTACCGAGATGCCGAGAGGCTTGCGGCCGGAGGCGATGCCGAGTGCCAGCTCGATCGCGATGCGGGTCTTGCCGACCTTCGGGGGAGCCACGAGCAGGCCACACCCAGCCTCGGGGATGATGCCCTTGACGACCCAGGCCATCGGCTTGCGGATGATGGGTCCGAAGTCGGAGACCCGTGCCATCTCCCAGGCACCGACGCTGTCCTCCGAGACTTCGCTGTCTTCGATGGGGTTCTTGGCAGGCTTCGGCTTCTCTTCCTTCTTGGCAGGCTGAGCCTCGTAGGCACGCTCGATGTCTGCCTTGAGCTTGTCCGGGTCGTCCTTCCACTTATTCCACTCAGTCGCCTTGATGAGCTTGAAGGTGAGACCCTGGTCCAGACCCAGCTCAGCCGCCTGCCGCGCGAACTTCCACAGAAGCTTGCTGCGGTCGCCGTAGGGGTCTGCTGCTGCCAGCTCGGAGGCCAGGCCAGCCGGGAAGCCCAGCCCGCGCGCCACCCAGGACAGCACCTGAGACCGGGTATACACGGTGCCAGGGGAGGCCAGCAGGCGACCCTGGAACGGCTTGCGCTTGTGGTGCCATGTACCGGGGACCCGCAGGAGCTGGCCGATGTCCACGCCGGACTTGTCGCCGCCGACCGCGTGGGCCAGCATCCCCATGAACCCATCACGGTGGAACTCACTCGGCTGGAGCGGCTCACGCAGAAGCCAGACGGCCTGCTTGTGGCCAGGCGAGGTCTCCCAGACGAACGACGGCCGGAGGGACATCAGGAGCTTGTCGTCGTACGACTCATCACAGTCGATCCAGATGACCTTCTGGGCAGGGTACTGCTGGAACGCGTTACCGTCCTCGGTCTTGCGCTTGATCTTGCGGTCGGTGCCGTTGCTGATGGCAGGGGTCCAGTACCAGTCAGCGTCGTCTCGCAGCACGGGCATCTGGGGCTGACGAGAGTCGATGGGAGGACCCTCCCTGAACCGCTCCTTGCCCTTGACCCCGATGTCAGAGATGTGCGGCATCCACACGTTGCCGCGCACGCCTGCGTGACGCCACACCTTCTGGACTACTCCGAGAGACTGCTTATCCACTCTACTACTTCCCGAGCCTGAGGGTCCCAGCTGACGAACGTCTTGCCGCCAGCCTCCCTGAACTTTGTGAGGTTGTACTGCTGTGCCTTGGTAGGCTTCTCCTTCGCGGAGCGCTTCGCCTCAATCGCAAAGAACCGACCGTGTGCTGAACCGAGTACATCGGGGGTTCCCTTCTGCTGAAAGGAACCCCCGTGTGTACGCAGGCAGTAGACGCCCGGGATGGAGTTGAGGCGCTCGATCATCCTACGGACGATGTCGGCCTCCTCCATGCGTCAGCGACGCTTGACGGTGCGACGAGCCGGTGCTGCTGCGGTCTTCTTCGCAGGTGCCTTGGCTGCGGGCTTCTTGGCCGGGGCTGCTGCGCGACGACGGGGAGCGGGAGCTTCCTCCTCTTCCTCGTCTTCGTCATCCTCCTCGTCCTCTTCGTCCTCGTCGTCGAACTCGTCCTCGTCCTCTTCGAGCTCTTCGTCGTCGAGGTCGTCCTCATCCTCGTCGTCTTCGTCCTCGTCCTCGTCGCCCTCGAGGAGCTCCAGGAGTTCGGCCTTCTTGAGCCCCGTGGGGTCCTCGCCGAGGTCCTTGACGGCCTTGCGGAGCTGAGGCAGGGTGTAGGTCGAGTAGTCGACCTCCTCCTCTTCCTCGTCCTCCTCCGGCTCGTCCTCGTAGTCCTCGTCGACCTCGTCCTCGTCGTACTCCTCGTCGTCCTCGTCGTCGTCCGACGGGCTGCTGCCACCGTCACCGAGGATGCTCAGCTCGTAGATGCCGTTGACCTCCGAGCGGCCCTCGTACTGGCCGGTCGCGTCGGTGATCTCGGCCGCGACGAGCTTGCCGATGGGCTTGTCGGGGTCGATGTTGAGCGCCTTCTTGGGCACCGGGATGCCCGCAGCGACGAAGAGGTCGCGGATCTTGAAGAGCTGGTTGGGCTGGATCTTGCAGTACCACGGGAACCGACGCGTCTTGTAGCGCGGGTCGGTCGGGACGAGCGCGTACGTCAGCATGTCCGTGCCGTCGTTCGCCTCCTTGTCGTCGACCGCGACGATCTCCATCTCGTGGAGGCCCTCGGGGATGTGCTTGGTGTTCCAGCCGGAACGCTCTTCGACCTTGGAGAAGTCGAGGCGGATGCGCTTTGCCATGATGTACTATCCTTCTTCTTGTGGGTTCTCGACTAGCGGGTCCAGCCGAGAAGCTGGTCCAAGCGGCCGACGGTCGGCTGCTTGAGGAATGCGGGGTTGCCGTTGTAGACCTTGCTGCGAGCACCGGACACGATGCTGCTGCTGGGTCCGAGCCAGAGGCGTCGAACGGGCTTGTCGTTGACGTGGGCCACATACAGTCGGCCGATGACGTCAGACATCTGGAGGAGGCCGCTTGCCGCACCAGGAGAGAGGTCGACCGTGGTCATGACCCCCGTGTCCTCGTCGGTGTCCTCGGAGACCCACTCCTCGTTCGGGAGGATGAGCTTCTCCTGGGCCAGGATGATGGACTGCTTCGCCTTCTCGTTGCGGAGCTGGCGGATGATCGCCAGGAGCGCGCTGTTGGCGGTCCCGTACTGAGCCTGCGATGCGCCTGCCCCGTGCGTCATGTCGAAGAGCATGGTGCTGTGCAGGGATGTGGCCGTGTCCAGGATGATCCGGTCGTGGCTGCGGAGGAACGGGCCGTTCATGAGCTTGTTGAGGTTCTTGGTGCTCATGTCTTCCTCGACCGTGATGCCGGTGAGGTCGAAGCCGATGAGGCCCTGGTCCGCGCTGATGACAGCGGTCTTGCGCTTCGGGGCGTCCTTGAGCGCGAAGGTGGTCTTGCCAACCTTCGGCCGCGAGTAGATGGTGTAGACGGTCACTTCTTCTTGCCCTTCTTCTGGTTCGGGTAGTAGTCCAGCGGGTCACGCGTGGTGACGTATCTGGTGCGCTGCTCGATCTCGCTGGTGCCGTGGATGAGGTCGGCAACCGTGAGGTCCTTGTAGTTGCACATGTACCCTGAGCAAGCGTGAAGGTTTCGCTCCACACAGTCGGGGTCTTCCCACCGGTAGTTTAGCAGGCGCTTGGCGCTGGACACAAACGCCTTGTGCTGCCTACGTCGCTGGGCCACATCAAACGTCATCTTGTCCCGGCGGAAGAGGTCGGTGTAGTCCCGCTGCTTGAGCGCGATGAGGAAGTCCTTGACGTACTCGCGCTCCTCCTCGTCCTCGATCGCCAGAAGCTCCTTGCCCCGGATGACGGTCATCATCTTGTTCTCGATGAGCCACTCCTTGAACACCGGGAGAGTCGTGCCCGTAGGCTTGAGCACCCTGCTGATCTTGCCCTTGAGGGTCAGGCTGGGGACGCTGATGCTGCTGGTCTTGCAGTAGTCGTAGATGAAGCCCTTCGGCTGGGGCAGAGGCTTGCCCTTGTATCGAAGTGCCTTGTAGGTGGGAGCCGTCTCGCATGCCCAGAGGTACGAGTAGTGCTGGAAGGCCAGCTCCCGGTACCTCCAGTCCGGAATCTGAGCATGGGTCTTGTGGTCGACGAGCCAGACATCCCCGTTCTCGTCGATGACGATGAGGTCGATCCGGCCACGGTACAGCACCTTGCCGCCGAACATGGGCCGCTCGACGGTGATCTCCGCTGCGATGGGCGTCAGGTTGTCCTTGGCGTACACGTGCTCGTAGCTGAGGGCGATGCGGTAGCACTCCTGATCCAGGGTACCGACCTCCTCCTCGAACTGAGTCTGCTCTGCCTTGGCGACGATCTCCTTGTGCTTGACCCTCCAGTCGCGGCCGTTCGCGCGCTCCTCGAGCAGACTGTGCACCCAGGTCCCGCGCGTCAGAGGCTTCTTCTCCAGGCGGGGACGCAGGCCGAGGACGATGGAGTAGTACACCTCACGAGGGCACTCGACGAACCCGCTGACCATCGACTGCGTGATGACGAGCTTGCCGTCGTCGGTCGTGGGCCACTTGCCACGCTTCCGCAGCGGGCTG